AACAACGGCAGTTAATTACCTCACTAGCCGGGCCGCTTGGGTCTCCCGGGTACATCATTAAAGCACCCCCAACCATAAACGGCTCATTTTGAGGAACTGGCTCACTTGCACCGGCTTCGGCGTGAGTAGATCTAGTTCTGTCATCAAAAGACGCAACCCATTCTTTCATCATATCAGCCGCCGGGAATATTGTGTTTGCAGATTTTAAAGTTGCAAAATTCGCAGCACTTGTTGCCTCTGTTCTAACTAATCGCTCCGCTTGAAACGCCGAATACCTATTGAATTGGCTTCTTAAAATCCTAGTCTTTTCGGCAATACCTAAGTTTTGAAAATCAATATCAGTCATTAAATTTCTTGTAACTTTTTGAAGTGTTGCTTTTGCCGTTCCACTTACTAAAGTAACCCTTTCAGCACCTACGGCAGAGCCATAAGACGCAAAAGAATTTTGCCATTCATCAACGTATTGATTTGGATTAACTCCCTTTTTTATGTATTTATCAAAATTTCTTGCATACCATTTAGCAAATTGTAAACCAATATCAGAATATAAATCACGATAAATTTTAAGTAATTCGTTTGTACTAAATAAAAGTTGAAAAGATGTTTGACCACTAGACAAAAAAGATTCTGCTCCTTTATAGTATTGGTTTTTATAGTATCGCCTTACTTTAGAGGATTGCCTTTTTTCGGCCTTATTCAATTCCTTTTCAAAAGCCTTTTGCCATTTGTCTTTGTCTAATCTCAATTAGTCGTCTTTTAATTTGTTTACTTCTCTTATTGCCCAATCAACCCCGGCAGTTCCACCCCATAAGTTCCAAGCTACATAGCCGTTGTCCTTCCAAGGCTCTCCCTTATATTTAGGGTCAATCTTTGCGTTTTCTCTATGGCGATTAAATTGCGCCATTCTTTTAACAACATCTAAAGAAATGTTATCTCTGTTTGCGAGTTGCGATGCTCTACGCCATCCGACCTCAGTTCCGGCAGTAACAACATCACGCCCATATTTTTCACGCCATTCAATCATCCTTTTAGCGTTATTAGTTGCAGATTGAGGATAATTATTATAACTCTCGGCTTTTTGTGTTGGCTTTTGTTTTGAACTCATTGGGTGCTCAGTAGGTAGCAAATCTGTATCGTGTTTACCGCCTCTAAATTTACCATTTCTTAAAACGTATAAAAAAGAATTTACTCTACCCATTGCCCATTGCTCAGGCGATGAAACATTTGGCCTAACCGATTGAGGATTTGTTCTGTATGCTCCAACTCCTCTTTCATAAACCTTAAACAAAGTTGATACTGTTGTTTTTTTGGATGCTACATTATTAACTTCCTCGTTATGATCATCAACCTTATTTTGTAAAGCCGTTTTTAATTTGTCGGAAATTTTAGCTTTTTTTTTTAAATCAACGTCCTCAAACAAAAACTTGTTTACGTCTACATCTATTGACTCAATAGGTAAATCAATATCACTTGGAGTTGTTGGAATTAAATTAGCCGGAATAAAATAATCGTCTAATTGAGTATTTTCCTCATCTTTTCCGTAGTTCATTGCAGAACGCTTTTCGTTTGGCGTAATCCACCACGCTTTAGACAGTTGATCAACCACCTTTTCAGTTTCCTCTTGCATTTCAGGAATTACAGAAAAATCAAACTCAATACAAAGTTTGTCGCCATATTTAGGCGCTAACCATCTATTTAATTCGTCTTTAATTTTTATTAGTTCCGGGATAACTGCGTTTTGATACAATGCCTTTTTAGCCTCTTTCATATTGTTATAAGAGGATGATTCAGTATTGTTTAGTAATTGTACCGGTACATTGTAAATATTGCATAAATCTTTTATTGAGGCGTTGTATTGCGCTATTAAAGAAACATCTGTTGCGTTTAATCCAAAATTAACCCAAGACATTTTATTTGGAGTTATTATAATATCTCCGGCATTGTCCGAGCCTTGGTGCTGACGTTTAAATTTATCTTTTAATTGTTGCGCTTGTACCTCGTTAATATCGCCCATCTCTGAAGTTAATAAACCTCTTGCAGTTTGGTTTTGTAAATATTTTACTCCCGTTTGTACCGCCTCATTATTGGTTGTTAATGAGCGCAAACCCGCTCTTAATGGCGATTGTCCGTACATATGTGAGCCAGTACCATCATAGTAAGGATTGAAGTCTTTAATGTGGCAGATTTCAGATGCGTCAATGTATTTTGTTCCGTTGTATTCTAATTTATATTTAGATACCGGCTCCATTATACCATTAGATATAATCTCCATCACTTGCGACGGCATAACATACAACTCAGTAAATTTGCCAACATTTGCTCCAGTATCAGGGCCAATTCCGTAAATGTATCTGTTACCGGTTAATTTACCAAAAGCAATTAATTCAGTTATCCAAGCGTTGTAAGATTGTGCCGGATTTGGTCGCTCTAATATTTTATGTAATTCAGTATCTTGTAATTCAACCAATGCGTTTTTTTGCAATAATGACGCCTTTTGTATAGACGCTGCATCCATCATTCCTGAAGTTAAAGCCTTATATCTTTTATAATCGTTTTCGTTTGTCTTTTCATAAACTTGGAACGGAATTGTTGTTGCCGCCTTTGTGATTAAATTTATCAAAGAATATATTGTTGCGTTTTTCTGATAGCCTTGCGTAATATAAGAATCATCGTTCTCGTTATTCCAAAGAACAGAATTACCTAGCCAGTTATAAATGGCTCTGTTATATTGTTCGCTTGTATTTTGATTTTTTTTTGAAAAATTGAATCGGTCAAAGAATGAGGCCATATTTTAAAGTAATATAAAATTTTCGTAAAAATACAAAATTTAAAATTGTTTTTAAACTACAAAAAAGTTGTTAATTAAATTCCTTTCAATAGCGTAGGAAGTTACGTCAATATGCTCATCGTGTTTAGCGTTTGGAAACGTGCTAACTTGTTGTAAAAAAGCATCATTCCAATTATCTTTGACTAGGTAAACTCTACCGCCTTCAATAAATGGCGAGGATGCTCTCGCTCGTTCAATTTTAGAGTACCTAACAAAGTTTGTTTTAATTTCTGATACATTGTATCTAGTTTCACGCCTTAATAGCTGCACAAGCGATTTTCCTGATGCTTTAGGCTCAACTAATATTTGCGATATTGGAACTCCGCACGATTGCACAAAAGAGGTAACAAAGTTTTTTAGCTCAGGCATTTCTAAGTACTTGTCAATGCTTTTAAATATGTAAAGATTGTCGCCACTTTTACCGCTTATTTGTATTCCCGTCGGATCGTTTCTTGTGTCTTTTGTGTAAGCGCCATCAATGTACATTTCAAAAGATATATTGCTCGGTAACTCGGCTCTGTGTATAATATTAAACCAATCTTTTCGCCACTCGCCACCCTCTGGAGGCGACGGAATTTGTAAATACTGACCGCTAAAAGTATATCTATCCGCTTGGCGTATTGATTCAAGTTCCTCAAAAGAATGTTTCTCAGGCCATAACGCATTATTATCTTGATCCAATGCCGGCAACTTCAAATGATGCCATTGCTCCCCGCTTCCGCCGTCTAATAAATAACCGCTCAAATCTTCCTCGTGTAGTCTTTGCATAATTACGATAATAGGAACGTCTCTGTCATTAACCCTTGACCGAATAGTTGTATTATATCTATTGTTTATAAACGACCGCCTAACGTCAGACAATGCGTCATCAGGTTTTAATGGATCATCAATTATAATTGCTCCACCAGTACCCGCACCAAAACCCGTAATTGCACCCCCGGAGGATGTTGCATAAACTCCACCGCCTTGCGTTGTGTACCATTTTTTTTGTGATTGTGAGTCCTTTTTTAGTTGCAGATTCCAAATTTTTTGATAGGCGTCTGAATTAATATATTCCTTTGTCATTGAACTATTATCTAGCGCCAACGAATCGGAATAAGATAAATGAATAAACTTTGCCATAGGATTTTTAGCAAGTGTCCAGGCGATAAACATTTTAACGGCTATTTCAGTTTTTCCGTAACGTTGAGGTATATTAATTATAAGGC